CTACTTTCTGTATTTTTTAGGGGTGAATTTTTGTTTAGCAATTCTTTTGGTGAGTCGCAGGGTATTTTCCCAAGAAGCTATCAACAACTCTCTATCCTCCTCATTTAGATCGTCTAATATGTTTCCATCAAAGGCAGCAAAAGCACTATCGACATCTTCACCATTAATGATTTTCTTGAGTTGCTTTTCGATGTCGCTCTCATCTTTTTCTGTTAGATCGTAGTACCTCTTTTTGTCAGTGCGACCGAGAAGGTAATCAACAGATACATCAAAATAATCAGCTACTTTATTCAAAGTTTCACTTTTGGGGGAAACTTTATCCCACCGCCTGATTTGTCCATTGGAAATACCTATTTTCCTTTCTACTTCGGCAAAGGTTACTTTTCTTTCGTCACAGAGTGTTTTTATTTTGCTCACTAAGCCCACTTGTATCAACCTTTCGAGAGCTTACAAAAAAATAAAATAACTTTTTAGTCATTATTAAGTTGACAAATGACTTTTTAGTCATTATACTCTAGGTAAGCTATTTGATTAGCGAAAAAAGACAATAAAAAATATGACCTATCCACTACATTTTTAACGCTGGGGAGCTAAAAAAATGTGATATTACAGGCTTTTCAAAGTCTTATTTTGCTATGCGTTTATGATAGCAAAAAAGTCATTTTAGGTCAACAACTTTCGCTAATTAAATAGCTTTTAAACTAATTACCGTGAAAGGGAGGGGTAGATTATGCCGGAAGATTTAAGTATTAAAGTCCGTTCCGAACTTTATAAAAGAAAGATGAAGCACAAAGAATTAGCTGAAATCTTAGGAGTTTCCGGGCCATATTTAAGTGACATTCTAAATGGAAAAAGAACCGGGCCGAAGGCTCAGGAGCATGTGAAGCATATCCGGAAAATTTTAGGGGTTTAAGGTTTCCAATTAACGAAAGGTTTGGTGATCTAATATGACGACAAAAGAACTTCCGATCCACGCTGACATCATAGTCAAACGCGGGGAAATCCCTAAATTAATTTGTCGCTTGTCCTACAAGGATCAAGAAAAAGCAATCGAATATTTACGCATTTGGGGAGAAAAAAGAATGCCTATCACCATAATCCACGAGAAGTTGTCGAGTGAGCTTAGGAAGGAGGCGTAATCATGAAACTCACCGACGAAGAAAAACTAGCCCTTGTCGTCACAACGCCCATCGCCGTTTTAACGATAGCTTGGGCTTTGATCTCAGAGCTAATCAAATATTAAAAGGAGGCTTCATCTTATGTATTTGCAAGTGCATCCTGTACACCGTCGCCTGGCTGAGCTGACACTCAAGGCTCATCGCATAGGAGGTTATAACAATCTAAGTCAAGAGGAACGCACTGAGATTGAACATTGCTTGCAGGTTAACTTATCAATGATTGAGCGGTTGGATCAACTTAAACAGCTATCATTTCAAGCTCATTTGACGAATGACTTGGAATGGGAAGAAGAGTTGAGCGGTCAGATAGATGAGTTAGCGAAATCATGGAAGTAAAAGGAGGTGAAACAAAGTGAAAGCGGGCGAAATGCTCGGCTACACCAAGCGGTTAAAAGAGATAACGTCCAGCAAGCTATCACATCAGCGAGACGTAAGGCTGGCCAATCTCATGACGGACCTTGAAGCAGCATATCAGATTCCGCTGGTTGGCAAGGAGCGCATTGAGCGTTTTAAGGCGGAGCAGCCATTTGCATGGCGGCTTTATCACGCCGTTTCAGATGCAAGAACACTTTAAGGAGGCGAAGCAATTTGAAAGGTTACGACAAATTAGGGGATTTTGGTCAGCAGGTGTTTGACCGGACACACAAGCGCCATCTAGCAGCAATGGGGACCGCAGAAAAACCGAAGTACCACCGCGACCGCATCAAGTCAGTCAGAGCTAACAACAAAGAGCGCTGCATTGAGGTCAAGTTTAATAACGGTGAACTGTTTAAATACTACGCCGATGGTACGTGGGGGTGAAATGAGAATGAAGGCAACAGAAGCAAGAAAACTCTCTATAGAAAACAGAAGAAAGTTAGCGAGTACTCAAGCAAAAGAAGTGATTGCTAAAATCCATCGCGACATAGGGGAATAAGCTCGGAAAGGATTGGAAAACGCTCAGCTGACAGTGCAATTAAATAATTCTCAATTAACCTACAACGATGTAAAGCGCATTTCCGCGGAGTTTGAGGATTTAGGTTATCGCATCGAGACTCATGAGTATGCCGGTACAGACATTCTGACCTTTTGGGTGTTTTGGTAAAGGAGGTGAAAATCATGTCAAGAGTGATCAAATCAGTCGAGGTTATCAATCAAAGCGAAGAGGGTCCAGACCACTATTGCATAGGTGGATCAGTAGAATTTAATGGTCCTGAAATTGCTGACATTGTGGAGGATAACGGTACATTCTTTATCTTTGATAAAGAGGACAAGCTCTTAGCGGAAATTCGGAATTGCCCTGTAGTGGTGACATACGAAGAGGAGGAAAATCATGCAAATCACATTCAAAGAACTAACCCTTAAAAACCACAAAAGTCACCGTGATCTCACTGTTAACTTTGGCGAGGTAACTAAGATCAGCGGTGACAATGCAAAAGGCAAAAGCTCGATCATCGAGTCAATTACATGGTTGCTTTACGGCAATGATACCACAGGTAGCAAGCTAGATCCAACCCCAACTAATTACGAGGCGGATGCAACAATGGTTTCACTCTTGCTATCCATTGATGACAAAGACGTTTTGCTTGGCCGAGAGCTTAAAGACGGCAAAACAAAATATTACGTCAATGAGGTTCCAAGCAAGGCAACTGACTTTAATGCAATTGTCGATTCGTTTGGGGACAAGCCCTTTTTTCTTAGCTTATTCAATCCCAAACACTTTTATACTATGCATTGGGAAAAACAGCGTGCAATGCTCTTACAGTACGTCTCAGCACCTACCAGCAAGCAGGTCTTTAACGAGATGTCCCGCGTCAGCAAAGACCAAAAGGTCAAGGACATTGAGCTAAACCCGCAGGCTGCCAAGCTGTCTGAGCTTGTTAAAAAGCAATCGCTTGATGATCTGCAAAAGATACATCGTGAGAGCAAAACAAAGCTGGAAAAGGCTCATATCGCAGCAGAGAGTCGTGCTAAAACGCTCAAGGAGCAGCTTGATAGCCAGGAGGTCCAGGGCACTGCCGAGGCAGAAGAAAAGCTGGAGGAGCTAAAACAACAGCTCTCTCAAGTAGACGACGAAAGTTATGCGCTTGCTGAAAAGAACAAGGCGCATGAAAACAAAAAGAATGAAATCAATAACCTGCTGAATGAAAAACAACGGCTGCATGACCGTTATATGAAGCTCTATGAGGAAAGAATCCAAGAGGATTGCCCGACATGCCGGCGTCCACTTGATGAAGTATCAGTTGCAACAGTCAAAGAAAACCGCAACAAAGAGCTTGCCGAAATGCGAGTTGAATATGAAGAGCTTAAAGCCAATATCGCACAGCTCCAAGAAGAACTGCTGACACTTCCTTATGTAGATCGGGAAGCACATCACGAAAAAGCGCGGCAGCTCTCCAATCAAATCAGCGAGCTTAATGCTCAGATTAGACAAAGCCAGCAGCGCAATAAATTGCAAGAGCAACTGGAGCAGGCGCAGCAGCAGGAACAGGCAACGCTCAAAAGCCTAAACGAGTCCATCTTTATTCTTGATGCCATTAAAGCTTATAAGGCTAAAGAGGCGGAGCTACAGGGCGAAAAAGTACAAAAGCTATTTACAACCTTATCAGTCCGACTCTTCGAGGAACAAAAAAATGGAGAGATCAAACCTACCTTCGTCATTCAGATGGACGGTAAAGATTACAGCATGCTCTCACTCTCGGAGTCTATCAAAGCTGGCTTGGAGTTAAGAGAGGTCTTAAGCCAGCAAAGCGGCGTCATAGCTCCTTGTTTTGTGGACAACTCCGAGTCGATCACTAACTTTAAAGGGCCATCAGGGCAACTAATTATAGCCCAGGTAGTAGCGGGTCAAGAGTTAAAGATCGGCGGTGATTCCGAGTAATGGTAACAGTCGTGCAAACATGCAGGATGTGCAAAAAAGAACATTCAGTGCAAATGAAAAAAGTCGATTATGACCGAGTTAATAATGGCGAACACATTCAAAATGCTGCTCCTTATCTAACTGCCGATGAACGCGAATTATTAATAAGCGGAATTTGCGGAAAGTGTTTTGATGAATTGTTTGCTGGTGATGAAGAATGATCGAAAAACTACAATCGCAACTCGCAGATCTGGACAAGCTCTTTGATCAGCTGGCGGAGAGCCGGCAGCGGGCGCAGCAGGAAGTCATTTTATTAGCAGCAGCCGAAAAGGAGGACAAAAAGTGAGTGATTTTATAACATTTACTCTTATTGGATCATTGAACAAGCAGGCAATTAGAAAAGATTCGATCATCGAATTTCACGAAGAAAAAGTCAAAATCGATGGCGTTTCCACCCCTTGTGTGAAAGTGATTTATCAAGCGAACCTAAGTGAAAAATCAGTGAATCGGGATTGGGTTAGAGTTACTGAAAAATATGAAGATATTCTTGCTCTATTTGAAAATGATCAACCATGCTCCATTCAAGGCTTTAAGGGTGATGGCTCATGAAAAACGGCAAACGACCAACAAAAGCACAAAAAATCATCATCCGCGAAGCCGGCTTAATGATCGACGACTGGCTTGTAAGCAAGTCGCTTCCTGATCGGCTGGTACTCGTACAAAGATATACCGACAAGGTCAAAGTCATTTACTTATAGGAGGAATGGATAATGTCCAACAATACATTAGCAAAGACAAACTCAGCTGCCGTAATTGGCAACTTCACTCAATCAGAGCTTGATACTCTCAAGCAAACAATCGCAAGAGGGACAACAAATGAGCAGTTTTCACTATTTGTTCAGACATGCGTAAACAGCGGTCTCAACCCATTTTTAAATCACGTCCATTGCATCGTATACAACGGCAAAAGCGGCCCAACGATGAGCATTCAGATTGCCGTCGAGGGTATCACTTACCTGGCTCGTAAAACCGAGGGATATAAGGGCATTGAAGCCCAACTTGTGCATGAAAATGATGAATTTAGAATGGGCCGCGATCCCGAAACAGGGAAGACCGTCATCAAAGAACATGATTGGGGTCCGAGTAGAGGGGCGGTGTTAGGCGGGTACGCCATCGCTAAGCGAGAGGGTTTCGATGACGTAATTGTCTATATGGAAGTCGATGAAATCGAACACATGAAGAAAGGCCGCAATGCCGACATGTGGAAAACGTGGTTTAACGACATGTTTAAAAAGCACATCATCAAACGGGCTGCCAAGCTACAGTATGGAGTTGAAATTGCAGAGGACGAGCCTGTTACAAGTCCAGGAATTGATAACGTTACGGGCTACGAACCCCGCGAACGCAAAGACATCACACCGCAACAAGAATCTATTAATCAATCAGAACAGCCGGAGCATCAAGAAGAACAGCAACCTGATCCAATCCAAGCCGCAAAGGATGAAATGCAAGTTAAATTCGCGCAGCTTGGCATCGAAGGCAAAGAAGCGAAGGGGGAGTACATCAAGAAACACTTGCCAAACGCTAGTAACCCGCCAACCCTACAAGAGCTAAAAGGACTGATTGAAATTATGGACATGCATATTGATTTAAACCAAGCTCAGTCTGACGATGAGCTGCCGGTGTGAGGGGGACGAACTCGATGAGAAATAATTATGAAGTACGTGGAGATGTTACTGCTATCTTCCTTAACCACAAAGGTCAAATATATGAAACATTAATTGACACAGCCGATTTAGAAAAGGTCAAGTCCATGACTAATACTTGGTTTCTTAATGACAATGGTTATGTAAGAGCTAATTTCCCTGCTGATCGAGTAAATAGAGGGAGTTTGAGACTTCACCGTTTTATATTAAATGCACCTAAGGATAAAGACGTTGACCATATAAACGGTGATAAATTAGATAATCGAAAATCGAACTTAAGGCTAGTAACCAGAGGGGAGAATAACCAGAATCAGAAACTTATTCGAAAAAACACCAAAAGTCGAATGCGCGGGGTTTCTTGGTTCGAAAGAGACAGGAAATGGAGAGCTTACGTCAGTTTCAAAGGAAAGCAAAAACACCTAGGTTATTTCGACACCATAGAAGAAGCGGCTCTTGCTGCTTCGAGAGCTAGACGTAAATACCTACCATTTTCGAATGAAAATTTGAAAGCTGGTGAGAGGTTTGGAAGTTAATATTCTAGCAACAGGCTCATATGGAAATTGCATAACGCTTAAAAGTGGTGATTCCTGCATCTTAATTGATGCGGGTATCGCCAAAACAAAAATAGAGAAGAGACTTTTTGATGTAGGTATACGTCCAGATGAAATCGAGACTATTCTGATTACTCATGCTCATGGAGATCATATAAAAGGAGTATCTTTAGCCAACAAGTACCGCATACCTGTTTATGCCGGGGCTGGCGAATGGAAGACGATTCCGGGCGTAGACGAGGGGCTGAGGCGGACCATTAAAGCAGGGGAAACAGCAGGTATCGGCTTTACTTTTGGAGTTACTGCCTTTGACACCCATCATGATGCCATGCAGCCGCTTGGCTATGTGATCGAGGACATTATTAATGACACCAAATGCGCCGTTTGTCTGGATACAGGGCGTGTTGATGACTACATGTTGCATGCCATGCAGGGGTGTGACATCTACATCATCGAGGCTAACCATGAACCAAAGATGGTTGAAACATCTGACTATCCTCTCAGCGTCCAGACGCGCATCCTCAGCGACATCGGACACCTAAGCAATCAACAGACAGCGGACGCCCTTAACAGACTCATACAGGGGCGTGGAGAGCAGATATATCTAACACATTTGAGCCATAAAAACAATTTACCTACGCTCGCGCAACTGACCGTAGAGAACGTTTTACGCAAGCAAGGATTCAAAGTAGAAAAACACTACCAATTGGAGGTTATCTCATGAAAATAAAGTTAACGGAACGAGGGCTTAGCATCTTCAAAAACGTTAATCGAGGAATGGAACTGGAAGCTCAGGAACTGTATGCAGAACGTGGATTCCTCGGTTGTATTGTTACGGACGAACCTATTGTTGGAGCCGTGCTAAATACGAGTCACTATGTTGTTGTCTCCGATGAAGTGACTTACACAGAAACAGAAGTTGCTGCAATCAAAGAAGGTTATGAAAGACAACTCGATAAAGCCAGAAGAGCGGTCGATGAAGGCAGGCAGCACCTTGAGAAGGTGATTGAGAAAGCCGAAGCGATAGAAGCTGAAAATAAGTCATTGATTAGAGCAGTAGCGAACGATCTCACCCATGATGTAATGCCATTACCGCCTAATGTAGTTGATGCAATCGACGATCTAAAGATGAACTACAACTACACCAATTACGGCATTATTGTAGGAATCCATAAAGAGCATCAAATGGATTCCTTCAAAACTCTAAGAGATTTCGTTTTTAATTTTAAGGAAAGCGAGTTTAGCGGGGATTTATTAATCAAAGCACTTGTGAACGGATATGTAAAAGAGCCAACCGCCATAAAAAGCGAAGAAAACAAACAACAAACATGAACGGATGATAGCTCATGGCAAATCCACAATTGGAGAGAGGGCATACACGGATTGCCAACGAGATACTGGATTGTATCATGCAGCTTCCCTTAAATGGCACTCAATTCCGACTGGTAATGGCCGTATGGCGCCATACATATGGCTTCCAACGGAAAGAGCATGTCTTGTCAACCTCCTATCTTGGCAAAAAGATAGGAGCGCATAAGAACCAAGTGAAAAGAGAGATAGCGGTACTAATCGCCATGCGAATATTGAGTGCTAAGACAGGGCCGCGCAATACAAGGATTATTGGATTTAATAAAAATTATGAGGAGTGGCTGCGTGATCCAGAAGAAGGGGAAAAGGCAGCTGCTCCCAAAAAGGAGGGAAAACCGGTGTCGAAAAAGCCTAAGAAATACGATGAGGACAACACTTATTACAAGATGGCCGCACACTTTTGGAAACTCGTTACGGCCGTTGCAAAGGATGCTGGCGTTGAACATTTGACACGCAAAGCGAATTTACAAAGCTGGGCTGACGACTTTCGCAAGCTCGTTGAGTTGGATGGTGTCGATGACAAAAAGCTGATCTCCGATGTCATGCGGTGGACAACCTCTCATACATTTTGGCGCACTAACGTACTGTCAGCCAAGAAGTTTCGAGAGAAGTTTGCGGAGCTGGCGATCAAAATGAAAGCCGAGGAACAGGGGCAACAACAGAAAAAACACCCGTCTCACTATCAAACTGATAACAGAGATTATGAGATAGCCTTAAATAAATGGATAGCGCAAGGCGGTGATCCAGATGAATTTGATTACGGCCAATGACATTTCAGCAGAGCAATCAGTGCTGGGAGCTATCCTCTTGGACTCTAACGTCCTGGACGACATCTTATTTTTAGAGGAACGCGACTTTTCCAGCAAAAAGCATCAACAACTTTACAACGTTATCAAGTATTTGGATGAGCAGAACAAACCAATTGACCTCATGACGGTTGTTGGAGAGTTTCACAAATTCGGTCAGGTCGACGAAATGGGCGGCGTCGAGTATTTGTCCAAACTGATCGACTCTGTTCCTACCACTTCAAACGCGGCCTACTATGCAAAAATCGTCCGATCAAAGGCCGTGAGGCGGCGTGGAGTGGAACTGGCTCGGGAGATTGAAAGGTTGTCCGGAGAAAGCTTCGACACAGACGAAGAGTATTTTGCCGCAGTGGAGTCAGCAGCCGAACGGATCAGGCCGCAGAACAGTGGAGAAATGGAAAGCCTTTCGCAGATTAAAGAGGGCTATTTCAAACATCTGACAACGCCTGTAAGTCGCATAAAAACGGGATTCGGACAATTTGATGAGTGGTCAAACGGTTTAGGGCGCACTGATCTGTTTATATCTGCCGGACGCCCGTCGATGGGGAAAACGGCACTGCTCTTGCAACGTATCAGGAACATTTTAGATAATCCGGATTGCGGCGTCGTCCTACTGTGGTCTCAAGAAATGTCTAAATACCAAATCATCGACCGTATGATTGCGAGCGCGACAGAAATCAAATTTCCTAAGATCAACCAAAAACAACTTGATGACTTTGAAATTGAGGTTGTGAGGGCCATGTACGAAAAACTCGAAAAAAAGCCGCTGTTCGTGCGCGATGCAGCTGGCGTTAATATCCAGGAGGTACGATCTATTTCCCGCCAATTTAAGCGCAGATACGGCAAGATTGACCTCGTTGCGGTTGACTATCTACAGATCATGGATATACCGCAGAAAAAAGGCGAGAGTCGATCTCAAGCAATTGGGAATGTAACGAGAGCTGCAAAAAACATCGCCAAAGATATGGATTGTCCCTTTATGTTGTTGTCACAAATGACCCGGGAGTCGGAACAGAAGAAAAAGCCTACACTGGCTGATCTAAAGGAATCAGGAAGCATCGAGCAGGACGCTGATGTCGTTGAATTCCTTTGGGAGAAGCCTGACGATGTAATGCGCGGCGGTAAGATAGTCCAGCAATTTATTGCGAAGGGTCGAAATATTGGTATCAACGAATTCCGGCTATTTTTCCGCGGCTATCTCCAAAGGTTTAGGGAGTTGTATGAATGATGAAGCGAATCGAAACCCCTGAACAAAAGGAGAAAGCACTCAAATGGATGGTCGAAATGGCGGGGCATCCTTTGGAGCCGGTTATCAAAGATGAAAAAACAAGGGCAATTTACGAGCGAACAGCAGCAGCAGTCCAAGACTACAATGATCGGTTTTATAAGGGGTTAGAGTACCCGTCTTTAGAAGAAGAAAAACAGGAGCCGCAGGAGAAGAAGCTTGATCTTAGTGGCTGGCTGGATTGAGGTGTGACATGGACTACTCAGAAGCTACTAGCCAACAACTCTATCAAATAGCAAATGACCGCACGGTGAGGCTGTCAGATCGGTATGAGGCGGCGAGAGATCTACAGCGGAGAAAGGGGAAAGATTATGCGTTATGTAGGAATCGATCCCTCCACTAAGACGGGTTTTGTCGCTCTAAGTGGAGCAGGCGAAGTCCTAAGAGCTAAGGAACTAACAGGAATCGGCGACAAAGACCCAAAGCGCATTACAACGTTAGTCCAGGAGGTTGTACAACATATAAAGCCCGGCGATGTGATTGGTATTGAGGGATTCAGCTACAACAGCCAAGGCCGCGGGATCGGATTTCAATTCGGCCTTGGTTATGCAATTCGGATAGCGATGTACAGCAGGAATCATTCATATACCGAGATCACGCCAGGGCAGCTTAAAAAATTTGCTACGGGCAGTGGAAATACGGCAAAAGCAGAGATGCCGGGACCGATAGCCGAGAATTGGGGTTACAGCCATCCGAGCGACAACGTTTTAGATGCTTATGTTTTAGCTAGGATCATGTTTTCGATCCGCAATAGGGAGCAGCTTACGTTTTCACTTACCGACTATCAAAAGGAAGTCATTGACATGATTATCAATCCAGCTGCCGCTAAAAAACCAAAGGCCAAGCGCAAAGCAAAGCGAGGTGATAAACGATGAGTCACCGAGATCAGCGAAACAAGCAGTTTAGACGTGAGATTTCTACCAAAATTGCTGAAATTCAATTTAAATATTGCCGTCCGTGCGAATTGCAGGAATGTGATAACTGCAAACAAGGCGAGAAGTTGCGGCATTATGGCGATCTACTGTTGAAAGATACACAAGAACGACGGAAAGAGCCTAAATTAAGCAAAAACCCCAAGGAGGTAAAACAGATGAAGCCAGCAGCCAGAATTTCAAAGACACCGGAGGAGGTCAACGGACTAACAAAAGATAAGTACAAAATGTTGAAAGATGAAGGGATTACCGATGCAGAGATAATTAAGGCCTATAAATTAAATACTTCTCGGTTCTCGTCAATTAAAGAAAAATGGGGGCTGCTGGGCTATCGAGGTACTGTCAGCAAGAACAAACAAAAAAGCCAAGCCCAAACAGTTGAAAGGCCAGAGTCCAAAAAGCCAGCAGAACAGGCGAATAATGCTGAGGTCGAACTAAGAAATCAACTCAATAAGATGAAAGACGAATTTAATGAACTGACTCAAAAGCACCAAGCCTTGGAGCAAACGCATGAAAAGCTCCTGAATGAAAACTCACAAGCAGCCGCTGAATTCCTGAAAATCAAGCGTGAGCTTGAGCAAACAAAAACTGCATTTGATGAGCTAGTTCTACAAAAACGCGACCTGCAAAATGACTTATCAGTTGCCGAGCGTAATCTTGATTTCCTGCGAGAGAAGGTTGAAGAAAAGGCAAATGACAGCTCCTACAAACAAAAATACTTAGTCATGGCGGCCGCGCTTAAGTTGCACTTGCCTGACGGGTTGGAGGTCAAATCATGAAATTCAATGGCATGAGTCCAATCGAACTGGAAATGGTACGGGATGAAATAAAGAAGGTAATCCCTGTTTTAGTTTCAATTGCTCCCGAAGTAGTAACTGCCACTTGCGAATATTACAAACACTATAACAAGCGCAATGACATCACTCCTCAGGAAGCCAGTGATCTTGCGGTAAAGACAGTGGTGAAAATTTTTGGCTTTGGAGGGTGAAGAATGAGAATGCTGATAGCTTTTGTATTGGCAATGCCTGTAATTTTTGCAGTTGAGGTCAGTTGGGTATACATTTTCGTTATTGGATTGCAGGTATTGGCGGGCTTGGATTTTGAATTGTTTAGAGAGAAATCGCAATTGAATAGCAGGATCAATGAGGAGAACAGAATCAATGCGAGAGATTAAGTATCGGGGAAAACGTATGAGTCTAAGATATCGGAGGCAAAACCATGAAAGTTCAAATTGAGGGAAACCTCTACCTTGAATCTGACAACCTATCATATCAGATCAAGGAATATAGCGGAGTGAAGAACAGCGAAGGCAAGGAAACATTCAACAGCTACGACGCTCTCTGAGCTTATTCTCGACGTGAAACTGATTGAGAAATACATTGAATCAAAGTTAACAGTTTAACGTCATATCAGCCTCACAGGAGCTTAAAACCATATCTGAAATTAAGGGAGCGAAAAACCATGCAAAAAACTGAATTAAGTGTTCTTTTCAAAAAGATGCAGAGAGACGACAAAAAAGATGTTCTTAAATTTGAATATCGGGGCAGTGAGGATGATCCGGTAGATGATAACGGCAATCCAACCAAGATCATTCTCCCACAAAACGTCTATGCGCTTGTTGGCGAAATGGTCAACATCGAAGTAGCCGGCTGCGAGTGCGGCCCAGTCACGGCAGAGCTGTCAAAAGCCAACAAGGACAGCAAAAAGGTTGTCCTAGACCTGAATCTCAAGGGTGACAGCAGCGACAAGGCTATTGATCTTTATCGCAAGGCCGGTCAAAACGTCACCTTGACTATTGAGCCAGCACAGGCCAGCTTGTTAGAGGATGAAGAGGCTAAGAAAAACGATCATGAAGGGATTGAGTATGCTGTTGATCTCGGCGGCAACGTAACAGAGATCAAGGACAAGAAAAAGGAAAAGGAAGTTGAGGAAAAGGAGACGGTTGCCGCTGCAGCAGAGGAAACGAAAGTGGATGTACCTAATGACGATGAATTGCCGTTCTAACGCAAAAGGGGCCGCTCGCCAGTAGCAGCCCCTCGACAAATTTGCATGTGGGCGCTTGTCCACATGCAGGCTTTAACTTAATTTGGTTAGTTATGTAGAGGGATAAAACAAAGTGGTAGGTAGCACTAAAGGTTTCGGAAGTAAGGAGTTGTCACTTACTTGATTCAAGGAACTGAACTCCCTTGTTTGTTATACCACTAATAACATAAGAAGTATTTCCATAATAAACATCTTCGACGTGAGCAACGAGGAGGTTATCTTCTTTAAGTTGAGCTATTACCTCAATAACAGTATTTTGATCATAATTTTCAAATGGGCCTTTAGAATAGAACTGATCGGATGCGATATCTTTAGTTAATTTACTAGCCTCAATTAATATAGTGACCATAATATCTTTTTTATTCAATGTGTTCATCCTTTCAGTTTATTAATTTACTATATTCTACCACATTGAGAAGACTATGCAAAAGCTGAAACCTCGTAAAAGGAAGTGAGAGAAAATGACATATGAAGAACGTATCCATAAGGCTAAGAAAGAACTCCAAGAATGGATAAAAATGCATGACGGAGTTATCCCGAGTGAAGATTTAGAGGCTTTTGAAAAAGATGTTGAGGAACGTCAGTGGCTTATACATCAAGCAGAAAAGGCCATCCGGTATGAAAAAACGCTAAAAAGAATTGCTACTCCTGGACTCGGTTTAGGCTATTGGGAAGCGAAAAAAGCGTTAGAAGATAAAAAGTAATCTGATCATTAAGCATATAAGGGTGGTAGCATTGGTAAAAATCAATGGAGAAATAGCAGAATACAGAGCTTCTTACGTGAAATTTGATGAATAGCACGACCGTATATCAAAGGAGGCCTCACATGCTAACAACTTTTCAAATCTTTTTATTTTATTGATTCTGCTCTTTGGCTTGGGGCCATGGGAGACAGAGATATAGAGAGAGATTACAATAAAGTTGCATATTAATTGCAGCAATGGGAACTATGACAGCAACATTTTTTGTTTAATGATGATGGGGTGTGATGCAAATGAGCTTTAACTTGCCGGAACTGGATAGAACAAGAACCAAAGAGGCCGTTGAAATCGCCCTTGAAAAGTATCGCTTGTTTAAATATCTTTCTTACGAAGAAAGGGAGGCAAACATAACGGCAAGTAGCGAGGAAAGGTTCCACGGCCCAACTAATGAGAGAAGCGATCAGACGGCACAGGTGGCTATTTATAACGCGGATCAACAGGAGTACAGGCGGCAGTTTTGCGAGCGGATAGAAAGGGCGGTTAAAAAACTACCTCCAATGGAAAGATTTTTGATCGAGAACCGTTATATGGTAAGCGATGCAGAGTATAAGACTGACCATAAGGTTTATTGTTTTGAATTTCAACCGCCTATTAGTCAAAAAACCTATGATAAAATTCGTTGGAAAGCATTTTATAAATTGGCCCTTAATTTAAATGTTGCAGTGACAATAAATGCCTAAAAGAGAGAGCTAACTTAGCTCTCTTTCTTTAGGTATGCCGAAGAACTTACCCATCTCAACAAAGGCTTGTTTAAGAGTTGAATCATGATAATTGGTTCTTCGGTACTCTCCATAATGATTATAGTAATACTGCACATAAGAGCTAAATGGGTCTGTATTCTTTTTGTTTTCCAACGATCTAAATACACTTTTTTCCTGGGATTGGAAAAAGTATGCTAGGCATTCTAAGTCATTAATTCCAATTTGATCCACAAATTTTACTGGGCTTGTAAATACAGATTGCAAGTCATTAGTAAATATCTCTTCATAAAAAGTTGGTGTTTTTGAAAGAGTATTGTATGTTGAAGATAAAATAAAGACTTTTTTTATATCAATAAAATAGCCCCTTTCCCTAAGTGCTTTGAATGTATCAAAGGCTTGTTTGTTTGGATTAAAGAAAAGTCGAGAAAAGTCCTTTCTAATAGTTTCAGTTGATGGTTTGGTTTTTGATTGTTTAGGGATTTTCCCGCTTTTTGCTTCAATAATCAATAAAGATTTGCCAAGTTTGATATATGCATCAGATGAACGCTTATTATCTTTATCATAATAAAATTCATCTATGTATTCATAAGATAACTTTGAATCACTTACACTGTTTTTCAATGTATCAGCAATATAAATTTCAAATAATCTACCAAAAAAAGTGAAAAATTTATTTGTTAATTTTTTGTCGTGTTCATAACATTTTATCAATTTGAAATATAAACCATCAAAAATTGACTGGTTGTGAATTTCGTTAGAAAACATAAACGCTCTATCGTCAATTTTAAAAAAAGGACTGGTTATTAAGTATTCATTATCAAATGCGTTATCGATTGTTTGAATCGCTTTATCTTTATATAATTTTGGATCTACAACAATATCGGCCAGAATTTTTGAAGATAAATCTGAATTGCGTAATTTGGAGAAATATGAATCTAGTTTTATTCCTTGTTGATAAAAATTGAATAAGTCTTTCAAACTATTCTTTAGCTTACCACTATGTCCTGCAGCTAGAAGAACATTAACATAGTCATCAATTTTATAACCGTAATATTGATAAAAGTCGTTATTGATATCCATATATTCATTTGGTTCAAACAATGATTTATTCTTTGCATATTTTTGAAAAAAAAGATTTTGTCTTATGATTGAACGGTCTATATTTGAATCTCTATAAAATAATGATATCTTCATATACATTTGTTCTATACTATCATTTTCATGGCTTAAATGTATGTGATCTGAAATCTGAAGTAGAATCATAACTACACGAACGACAAAATTACCAGCTGTAGTAACAGATGAAACAGTAGAAGGTGCTTTATTATTACCAAAAGCAAGAAACCATTTTATGGCGTATAAAATATTACTATTATCGAATGAAATTTCAAACTCTTCCTGCATTTTGACCGAAGCTTGTTCACAAATGATTTGGATTAATTGAGATTTAGAATCTTCATTAAGCCAATTCAAACAAGACAATACTTTCAAGGCATCCGATTGATTGATTTTATTTATATCGCGTTTTATTTTTTCAATGGGAACTTTGGAACCAAACAACCCCTCGTAAGTGATATAAACTTTCATATTTCTAATTGCTTTATCAAAAGAATTTTTCATATTGTCCTCCAATTGTGAAGAATATTTCTAAATTATAATGTAAATTACAGCCATGTACTTAAAAAACACTAAAAATTTATTAAAATAAGTCAAATTTAAGTTGAGTCATTTGTTTTTGCCTATGTTAAATTTATATCATCAGGAATTGACTAAGGGAGAAACCCCCTTCAGTCAATTCCTTTTCTTATGCGATTTCTTATATTTGCGACTCCATTCCTGGTTGAGCCAGTGTCTTCTCAGCTGGTTTAGCTTTATTTCACCTCCTTTCATCGTGACCCCAGCGATTAAGGTATGGATCGGGGCGGCTTGCCATCCGCCGCAAAAAGGGTGGTAAGGTTTGGTATCATTAAATAAAAGTTCACATTATAATTGAACTGTAAAATAAAAGGAGGGTTAAGATGAATAATAAACTAATTTGTCCAGTTTGCGATTTTGATCATATGCATATCTTGGGGTTTATTGAAGTGAGGGACGATGATGACTATCAAACAAAAGAGGTAATAGTAAACAATCAATACCGCATCCCAGTAAAGACTAGATATAATTATAGATCGCAAGGTAACATCCATCTCCTTTTTATATGTGAAGATGGTCATTTTTCGATCAAGAGCTTTGATGGTCACAAAGGTGTGGTTGTAATTGATGAGAACATATTAATGGACAACTTATCCTCATATTTAAACGGTGTATATAGAGAAAACCAAGCGTCTTGGGCGTTTAATTTCGAGCTTCTGGGCCATATTGAAAACTTTTTCCTTAAGGTAGAACAAGATAAAAGTCTTTATTAACTAATAGTTAGAGCTGGACCTGTAATATAGGCTCCGGCTTTTATTATGTCTAAAAGGTGATAGGATGGACAAAAGCAGTTGATGGTCCCAACCTGGGAGGGAGTCGTGTCAAAGGGGTTCGCCTGATAAGCGCATCTGGCTATGCACCTTCGACTGTTTTTGTGTGTTTGTAGTATTAGGTAATTTGTTGGAGGGTATTGGATTCTTTTGGCGAATTGTGTTTTGTGAAAGGGGGTTTTGAAGATAGGGGAAGAAGACATTAAGTTAATCTTCACATCGTTATTATCAGGCGCTTTGGGTACATTAATTGTTTTTTTCGTAACTTTAAATAATCAATATTGGCAGAGGAGACAAGAGAACAGACCGCATGTTAAAGTCGAGGAAGTCAGCGCGAATCTCAATTTACGAAATGTTGAATTTACAAAATACACCAAGTTGATAATTACCGATGACTACCAAGAAATTCTTAAAGAAGCGAAAAAACAAGGTGTTATTGATGACGAAGGTTTCGCAAAAACTAATTTCAATTATTTAAATGTTAAAAATGTGGGTAAAGGGAACGTATTAGAAGCTAAAGTTAAAATATCCATGATTTCGCATAGTGAGGAACAGTTGAAAAGCTGGTCTATTGTGGTTGATCTGCCAATTATAGAAGATGGCGAAGAGTTATTTGTTCCAACAGACAAAATGATAAGTGTCGGAGCATCTTATTATATTGACCACATCGAGTTATTCTATAAAAGTAACCTTGGAGAAAAATTAAAATATGAAAATAGTACTATTCATGAAGCGGACGATAGACGAACAATTATTGAAACTTTTTATAGAAAAAGGTTTCTAATAGGCGGATATAAGAAAATATATAATATTAAAGGTCGTTCAGTTAGTTGGATGTTACTGCCGATAAAAAAGAAATAATCCCGGCATAAATTAAGGGTTATTAAAGTAAAAATTTTTTCGATTCAAGGCTAAGCAACTTGAGATCACTTTAAAAGTGGTCTTTTTTATTACCTCCATAAAGCCCATCAAGAAACCGGTGTAGGATCGCAACCTTGCCGTTTTGTCTTGGTAGGCTTTTAGAGTTGATAAAGCTAAGGTGATGGGAATGAATAAATGCAAAGGCTGCATATGGGGGACAAAGCTAACCGACACTAAAATATTTTGTCACTTTAACCGCTGCGTCAAGCCGACGAATCAGGGCAAGGAGACAAAGTCTGAATCTCCTAAAAACTGGTGAGTGGACACTAATTAGCGTCCATCTTGAGTGGTAGCGGATTAGCGTCCAAAGTGGTAACTAATTAGCGTCCACTACTGGCAACTAATTAGCGTCCACTCAAACCAGTTTCTTCATTAGAGTGAAAATCCTAAAGAAAGATTTAAAGAAATATATTAAAGAAAACCTTGCAAATGTATTCGCAAGGGATTTTATTTTTTATTTTTGTAGTTAAAGGAGGGATCATCAATGCAGGTTAATTGTGATCAATGTCATGAGGATTTCAAGATAAAGCTCAAGACCAAGAAACACGGAATAGGAATCCAAGAGACTTATTTCAAGTGTCCTCATTGCAAATGTCATTACACATCTTTTGTCACCAATACGGAAGCAAGGCGAAGGCAAAAGGAAATCAAGTTAATGACAGATAAGCTTAGCAAGATAAAAGATGATGAGGAGTTATTGAAACAAAGGCAAGCGATCAGCAAGAAGAAAGCAGAGCTTAAGATCATTATGGATGGTTTGAAAAAGGTATATGGCTAAACAGGTCAATCCTTTTTACAAGTCAACAGCTTGGCTTAAATTCCGAGAGCTTGCTCTGCTTCGCGACAATCACTTATGTCAGCCTTGCTTAAGGCAAAAGCGGATCACGCCAGCAAACACGGTGCATCATATCAAGCCGATTGAGGACTTTCCTGAGCTTGCCTTAACTCTTGATAACGTAGAGAGTATTTGTCCTCCTTGCCACAACAGAGAGCATCCAGAGAAGGGTGGAGGACACAAGAAGAAAAGAAAAAAGAAAGTGAGAGTGATTGAGATGAAAGAGAATCCGGAATGGGTATAGCCCCCCTACCCCGAAAGTGTGGGATGGCTGGCCCCAGGACCGGGCGGGCCCTTCGCTTGTAACGCAGGAGTATTTTTCGTGCATAAGGGGGGGTGTAAATTTTCGTCTTTTGAGAGGGGGGAAAATAATTGTCTGGCGAGTACAAACCTAAAAACATCAGGCTAAAAGCAGCGAAGGAAGTTTTTTATACATTAGCTGCCGAATTAGAAAAAGTGGACAAATTTAACGACAAAACATATCTAATCATCAACAATTTTGCCCTTTTAGAGCAGATGAAGCTGGATTTAATTGCTGATATTCGCAAGCGTGGGGTTGTAGAGCTTTTTAAAAATGGCTCTCAAGAAATGATGAGAGATAACAAGTCAGTGGACAAGGTCATGAAAACCATCGAGCAGCAAAGACGTCTTCTCGCCGAGTTGCGACTCACGCCAGCTTCGGAAAGAGAGATAGTCGGGGTGGTGGCGACCGTTGAAGAATCAGACGAGTTCCAAAAATACTAAGCTCAAGACAACTGATTACGCCATTGCAGTTACCAGTCACCTTATAATCACGTCCAAAAAGGTGCATTTAGCGTGTAAAAGGCACTTATCAGACCTTGAAAGGCAAGGGAAGAAAGAGTTTCCGTATGTGTTCGATGAAGATCGCGGGTATCATCCGATTGGCTTTATAGAAAAGTTCTGCAAGCCGTCGCAGGGGAGCCATGACAAAATTGTCATGCAAGACTGGCAGCACTTCGTTATCGGATCGCTTTACGGATGGATTCATAAAGAGACTGGTTTACGTAGGTTCCGTGAGGGCCTTATTTTTGTTGCCCGGAAGAACGGGAAATCTGCTTTGGGCTCGGGGCTGTCGCTTTATGGATGCAGCAAAGACGGAGAAAGAGGGGCGAGGGTGTATCAGCTGGCAAACTCAAAAGCTCAAGCCCGGGTGTTATTCAACGAATGTAAAGCGATGGTTGAGACTTCGCCGGTGCTCAACAAGCACTTTGAGAGGACACTGTCAGAGATAAGATTCAGTGACACATTGTCCAAAATTGAGCCGCTTGCCACTGACTCAGAAAAGCTTGACGGTCTCAGCGCCCATATGGGCTTATTTGACGAGATTCACGAGTATAAGAACTATAAGCTTATCAACGTCATAAAAAACTCTACAGGGGCGCGTAAGCAGCCTCTGATGATCTATATAACGACGGCAGGGTATCAGTTGGATGGTCCGTTAGTTGATTACTATGAGCATGCAGCGGATGTGCTAAATGGAGTGGTCAAAGCTGATCGCTTTTTTTACTACCTCGCTGAATTGGATGAGGGCGATGACATTGACGATCCATCAAACTGGATCAAAGCCAATCCTAACCTGGGTGTCACAATTGATCTGGAAACTATGAAAGAGGAGTGGAATGATCGAAAGCATATTCCTGCAGAACGGGCTGATTTCATCACAAAAAGGCTGAATATCTTTGTGAAGGCCGATCAGCAATCGTTTTTGGATTATGAAGTGCTCAAGCGAAATGAAAAGGTTATTGATGTAAAGGAGTTATTGGGGCTCCCGTGTATCGGTAGTTTTGACCTTTCGGAGACAGAAGACTTTACAAGTGCATGTTTGGAATTTCCTCTGCCAGATACGGGAGAGGTTTTTGTATTGTCTCATTCTTGGGTTCCGCAACGGAAAGTAGAGGCCGACAATGAAAAAATTAACTATAGGGAGCTGTCCGATGCAGGATTATTGACGATTATACCGGGTGATTACATCAATTATGAGCATGTATTTGACTGGTTTGTGGAGCAAGCGGAGCTTTATGCCATCCAAAAAATTGCTTACGATCCGCATAATGCGTTCCATTTGATCAAAGCGTTGGAAGCTTACGGGTTTATAACAGAGCCGGTTAGACAAGGACATCTCACATTAAGTCAGCCGCTTAAGCATTTAAAAGAAATGTTTTTGGATGGGAAAGTCATTTACAACAACAATAAATTGCTCAAGTGGTACATCAACAATGTCAAGTTAGTGCCGGATCGCAATAATAATTGGATGCCAAGCAAACAAAACCGGTACCGGAAGATCGATGGCTTTGCTGCTTTGTTAACCGCGCATACGGAAGTCATGAAAATGATTGTCGAGCCAGCCGGTGACGGAAATATCAGCTTCGTCTCCGTCAATGACTTATTCAACTGAAAGGTGGTGAGAATTTGAAATGGTTCAGCCGATTTAGATCAGCTGCCAAAGCGGCTGTAGCAGGATGGAAAGGAAACGTATTTGACTTCTCAGGATGGGCCGGCCGTGTCTTTTGGGGCGTCGATAACGCTAAATTAGCCACAAATGAAACAATTTTTAGTGTGATTAGCCGACTTGCCAACACCTTATCCACACTGCCGATCAAGTTGTATCAAAGCTATGACATAGTGACTTCTCAGGTCTCCGATCTAGTCACTACGGCACCTAATCCAAACATGACAAGCTTTGATTTATTTAACAAGCTTGAGGTGGCGCGGAATGAGACAGGGAACGGCTATGCAATCATCATGCGCGACATCAGGATGCAGCCAGAGGAGATTTTACCGATTGATTCCTCACTGGTGACGCCTTTTTTAAATAGCGACGACGGTCATTTGTGGTATCAAGTCATCGGAGACAACGGTACTCACTATGTTCACAACATGAACATGATCCACGTTAAGCACATAACGGGAACGAGCCGGCTTGTCGGGATCAGTCCGATTAAGGTTTTGAAAAACACTCTGGAATATGACAAAGCTGTGCAGGAGTTTTCTTTGTCGGAAATGCAGAAGAAGGATAGCTTTATCTTGGAGTACGGTGCCAATGTGGACAGTGAAAAGAGACAGCGTATCATTGATGATTTCAAGCGATTTTATCGAGATAACGGCGGTATTCTTTTTCAGGAGCCCGGCGTAACGGTAAATGAGCTGGAAAGAAAATATTTTGCTTCGGACACGTTGGCGTCCGAAAAAATAACGCGGTCAAGAGTCGCGAATGTTTTTAACGTCCCTGCCTCATTTCTTAACGACTCGGAGGGAGCAAGCTTTTCGAGCAACGAGCAGCTGATGATCCAGTTTGTTCAGATGACGTTAACCCCGATAGCAAGGCAGTACGAACAGGAGCTCAATAAAAAGCTACTTACGCATGACCAGAGAATGGCAGGTTTTTATTTTAAGTGCAATCTCGGCGGGCTGCTGCGAGGGGATACTGCAGCAAGGACAAACTTTTATCAAGTAATGCTTAGGAGTGCAGGGATGACACCGAATGAAGTGCGACGATTAGAGGATTTACCACCTAAAAGCGGGCCGGCAGAGGAACTGTGGATTTCAGGCGACCTCTACCCGCTTGAGATGGACCCTCGTGATCGTAAGGCAAGCTCTGAGAAAGGGGGTGAAGAAAGTGAGCAAGCAGAAGAAACAACGTAAAAAGTTTTGGTCGATGAAGATGTCCGCTGACGGGAAGTCGGGGGATATTTTTATTTACGGAGAGATCACTAAATACGCTTGGGAAGAGTTAGGCGAAAAATCAGCGAAGGTATTCCAGCAAGAATTAGCTGATTTGGGCGAGGTTGAAACGATCAATCTATATGTGAATTCTCCAGGAGGTTCAGTGTTTGAGGGTTTAGCTATCGGTAATCAGCTAAAGCGCCATAAAGCTAGAGTTATAGCCCATGTTGATGCATTAGCAGCCTCAGTGGCAAGTGTAATTATCATGTCTGCTGACGAGATTAGAATGTACGAAAATTCAATGCTCATGATTCATAATCCGTGGGATTTTGTAATTGGAAATGCTGCTGAATTAAGAAAAGCAGCTGATGACTTGGATCGTATAGGTGAATCGGCCAAACTTGATTATTTATCGAAGGCCGGGGATAAGCTCACCGAAGAAAAACTCATAGAGTTACTTGACGCCGAAACATGGTTAAGTGCAAATGAAGCATATCAATATGGTCTGTGTGACGTTGTCTTGGAGGCAAATAATGCCGCTGCCTCTATTAGTGATAAATTATTTGCCAAATACAAAAATGTACCGAAACAACTGCTGGAAGATGACAATTTCCATCAACTGTCAGCTGAAGAGTTGGAACAACGCAAACGAATTGCTGAACAATCAAAACTTAACGCCAGTTATATTGGTGACTTATTAGGAGGAATGTAAAGTGAAAAAGTATTTGAAAATGAACCTACAACATTTTGGGGACAAGACGCTTTATGAGTTAAAGCAAAACCTTACGACAGTCGGTCAACAGCTGCAAAAAGTGGAAAACGAGCTCGCCTCTGCTGCTATCGATCCTGCGAAGTCCACTGAGGACATTCAAGCATTGCAAAAATCCCGGGATGATTTAAAGATGCGCTTTGATGTGATCAAGCAGCAGCACGATCAGCTCGAAGCGGAGCAAAAAGAGAAGTTTAAACAACGGCAAAAGGAAAATAAAGTGGGTTTTGACGGGTTATCAGAAAAGCAAAAAGTAATGAAAGCAAAAGCTGAATTTATTCGCGCTTCTCTCCAACGACGTCCAGTGAACGATGAAGCAAAACAACTAATCGCTATTCCTGCCGGTAATGAAACAGGTGGAGATAAATTCTTACCAACTAATTTGCAAAAAGAGCTTGTTCATGAGCCGTTTGCAAAAAACCAGCTCCGTAATGTTGCACAAGTAACAGCGATTAAAGGTTTAGAAAAGCCAAAAATCTCTTATTCTCTTGACGATGATGATTTTGTTACAGATGAGGAAACCGCTAAAGAAATTAAACTTACAGGTGACACTGTTAGCTTCGGACGATACAAGTTCAAAGTCAAAGCAAAGATTTCCGATACAGTTATGCACGGATCAGACGTCGAATTAGTGTCGTATATTGAAAATGCGTTACGGTCTGGGTTGGCTGCCAAAGAGAAAAAAGACGCGCTTACCGAGACTCCAAAAACCGGGTTAGAGCATATGTCGTTCTATCAAAATGGGCAGATTAAGAGAGTTAGAGGGGAAAATCTACAAAAAGCAATTAAAGCCGCGATTGCTGACCTGCATGAAGACTTCCGTGATAACGCTAAAATCGTAATGCGTTATGTAGATTACCTAGATATTATTGAATACCTTGCTAATGGGAATGCCACTTTATACAACGCCCAACCAGAACAAGTTTTAGGAAAGCCTGTTGAATTTGCGGATAGTGCTGTGCATCCGATTGTTGGTGATTTTCAGTATTTCGGGATTAACTACGACGGAATGACTTACGATACTGACAAAGATGTTGATTCCGGCGACTACTTATTTGTCCTAACAGCTTGGTACGATCAGAAGCGATCATTAAACTCCGCATTCCGTATCGCTGTAGTTGACGATACTCCCTGATCCGCCCCAAGGCTTAACGGTCACATCCAAAACAGCAACCTCAGTTAGCCTGTCTTGGGAGGCTGTTGAGTTTAGTGGGGGCATAGATAAATACGAGGTTTATAGAGATGGACAAGCGATAGGTACTCGTAAGGGGCTGACATACGCTGACAACGATTTATCGCCATCCGAGACTTACGAGTACCAAGTTGCTGCAATTGCTCTCAGCGGGGCTGTATCGAGCTTGAGCGAGCCGTTAATTGTGACGACAGACTCTGAGCCTGACCCGCCAGAAGACCCTGACGAGGATGACCCGTCAGAGGGTGATGAATAATGCTGGAATTAGCAAAAATATATTTGAGGATTGACGGAGCCGAGGACGATCAAACCCTCGGCTTTTTGCTTGATGCCGCAAAAGAGTATTTAGTTGATGCTGGCGTAAAGGAGCAACCGGAGTCTAAGACGTATCAGTTGGCTGTACTTTTGCTGGTCAGTCATTGGTATGAAAATAGGCAGGCCGTTGTCGTCGGGCAAACCTCAAAGCAGTTGGAAAACAGTCTGCAGAGTCTCATCCTGCAGCTGAAAGCGGGTGGAGCCGATGAACCCGGGTGATTTAAGGCAGAGATTAATTTTTCAGATCCCGTCAGGCGCAAAGGATGCTGATGGTTTCCCGATTCGGGAGCCGCAGGAGTACACAAAAGCTTGGGCCGAGCTTAAAACACTAAAAGGACGTACTTTTTATACAGCCGCTCAAAATAACATGCAGCATAATCGAGAGTTTACGATCCGTTATCAATCCAAGTTGGCTGACGGTGCGCGACCTAAAAACCTGCAAGTTATTTGGCAAGGGGTAGCCCATACCATCGAATCCATTGAGGACGACGACGGATTAAAAAAGTCAATGACCGTAATTGCAAAGGCGGTGAATTAATTTGAAGCTTGAATTTCAGGGCTTGGATCAGCTGGCGTCCCAACTGGAAAAGATGGGCTCTGAGGGCAACAAAATCCGAGATGAGGCCGTCAAGGATGGCGGGGAAGTGTTAAGTGAAACTGTAGAGAATCAGGCTCCGGTAAGAACAGGAACCTTGAAAGGCTCTATTGCTGTATCTGACCCAGCAAACGGCGAAGTCGAAGTCGGACCAAGCGATAAAGGATTTTACGGACGCTTTTTGGAGTTTGGCACAAGGAAAATGCGGGCCCGCCCCTTTATGGGACCGGCTTTTGAACAATCGAAGTCGAAAATCGAACAAAAGATGGCTGAAACCGTGAGAAGAGGGTTAGGGCTATGAATCAATTGGTTCTCTCGATTCTTGAGCCTCTGGGAGTGCCAGTTGCTTTCCAGACTTACACTGGTGATAAGACAACCTATATCACTTTCTTTGAATACAACCAGCAGGGAGCCCTAAGTGCGGATGATGAAGAAATCAAAACAGTCCACTCCCTGCAGGTCGATGTATGGTCACAAGGCAACTATGTCCAATTAGTAAAAGACGTAAAAAATGCAATGAAACAGGCAGGATTTATACGAGCTTTTGAAACTGAATTTTACGAGGATGACACGGATTACTATCACAAAGTGATCCGTTTTAATTATGTCTCGGATACCGAATAAGGAGTGATTGAAGATGGCATTAGTAGGACTTAAAGATATTCATGTTGCGTTACTAAGCGAGGACCGGACGTATGAAACACCAAAGAAACTCGCTCCGGCCATTACAGCTAACATTACACCAAATACAACACAAGCAACGTTGTATGGGGATGACCGGGCAGTCGAAACGGCGGAATCAATGGGGGATGTTGATGTTGAAATCAATGTAACAGACCTAAGTACCGCAGATTATGCGTTTTTGCTAGGGAAAACAGTCAATAGTGACGGTGTTGTAGAGGATAATTCAGATGATGTGGCACCATACGTTGCTTTGGGATTTTCAGCCCAAAAATCAAACGGGGCTTCACGCTACATTTGGCTTTATAAAGGCAAGTTTTCCATCCCGACTGACAGCCACCAGACAAAAGGTGAGTCTGTAGAGTTTCAGACCTCAACTATCGCTGCTAAATTTGTTGCCCGCGAAGATGGCAAATGGAGAGCGCGTGTTGATTCCGATGATTCCGGGGTTAGCGAGGACGTTATTGATAACTGGTTTGATGCGGTGTATGAGCCTACTACTCCCTAATGATCCCCCGGATAACGGGGGAGAACCTGATCCAGATGAGGAACAAGAGCCTGAACCGCCAGAAGAAGGAGATGGAGAAGAATGAATAACATGAAAGTCACACTTGAGATTAATAAAAAAGAAAAACAGTTTATAGCCCCGTCTATTAAGGCGCGGGCTTTTCGGCGTGCGCTTGAACTAAATGCAAAACTAGATTTTGAAAACCTAACAGTTGATGACCTTGACACATTAACGGGCTTTGTTTGTGAGGTATACGGTAATCAATTTACAGTTGATGATCTTTATGACGGACTGCCGGCTGCGGAATTTCTGCCTACATTGACTGACACGATGACTGCAATTGTAAGCGGAGTAGGCGGTGCAGAGGGAAACGAGGGAAACGATCAGGGGAAGTAACGCCACAAGAGGCGTATGCTTCCATCAAACAGTTATATAAGGACTTATTAAAGAGAAATGGATGGACACTCGCTGCGATAGATGAGATGGACATCCATTTTTTCTTTGAGCTTTACAATTCCAGCGTCGAAGAGAAACAGGTCTACATTGACCAGATTCTGTAGGTGAGGGGGTGAATAGAATTGGCAACAGTCGGTGAGTTAAAAACAAAAATATCCCTAGACTCGGCGCAGTTTGAACAGGGCATGGCCGGCATTAACCGGCAGCTTAAGAGCTTGCAGAATGAGCAAAAAGCTGTCACGTCAACCGGTACTGGCTTTGCCCGTGGTGTGGATGAGTTACGGGCAAAGTCAGATGTTTTAACCAGGACACTTGATCTGCAGCGGGCAAAAGTGGAAGAGTTGCGACGCAGATACGAGGAAAGCCGAAAGGCAACCGGGGATAACTCTGCCGAAACTCAAAAAGCGCAGGCGGCCTATAACAAGGCCGTGGCCGAAATGAATAAAACGCAAACAGCTCTAAAAGGTGTGACAGCAGAGCTTGATCGGCAGACAAATCCTTGGCGCAAAATGGAAACCAGTCTTAAGCAGGCGGGGGAGCAATTTAAAAAAGTCGGCGACAGCATGAAGAATGTTGGCCGTGATTTATCCATGAGAGTAACGGCTCCCATTGTTGGTTTGGGCGCATTGATGATGAAAACAGGAATGGATTTTGAAGCTGCTATGTCAAATGTCGCAGCTATCTCTGGGGCAGCCGGTGATGATCTGGCAAAACTCGAAGCAGCTGCTCGTGATGCCGGGGCGACAACGTCAAAAAGTGCATCTGAGGCAGCTGACGCGCTTGGATATATGGCATTGGCCGGCTGGGATACTCAACAGATGCTCAGCGGTTTGATGCCTATTTTGAGACTGTCAGAAGCTGCAAATATGGATTTAGGACGGGCATCAGACCTCGTAACAGATTCAATGGCTGCGTTAGGCATTCAAGTGCAAGATTTACCTCACTACTTAGATCAAGTCGCACAAACAGCTAGAAGCTCAAACACAAATATTGATGCATTGATGGAAGCGTTCCTAGTTGCTGGTGGAACACTTGCCTCTTTTAATGTGCCGATCGAAGAAGCGAATGCATTGCTAGGGATTATGGCGAACCGTGGTTTTAAAGGCTCCGAGGCAGGCCGTGCATTAAATGCGATATTTACCAATTTAACCAGCGGAGCCGGACAAGCCGGCGTCGCGATGGAAGAACTTAACCTATCCGCGTTTGATAGTGAAGGTAGTTTCAAAGGATTAGAGGCGGTTTTACGCGAAGTAGGAGCTGCTACCGCTACAATGACGGATGAACAGCGAGCACAATATGTGTCAATGATCGCTGGTAAAGAGCACATGAAGACGTTTCAGGCTTTGATGGCTGGCCTAAATGATGAATATGGGGAGCTAAAACAAAACGTAATTGAGTCAAATGGCGCTTTAAATGATATGGCATTGACTATGCAAGCCAATGCGAAAGGGAACATCGATCAGATGAAATCGGCATTTGAAGAACTATCAATTGCTTTTTCAGCGCATCTTTTGCCTGCTTTTACGGATTTAATCATTAAACTAACGGAGATTTTTACTTGGATCGGACAACTTGATCCAGAAACGCAGAAGTTAATTCTTACGTTAGCTGGCGTCGCGGCAGCTATTGGCCCCTTATTGATGGTGCTTGGGAGTTTAGCGACAGGGATTGCAAGCGTCATGACAATTGCTGGTTCATTATCAGGTGTTATCGCTGGAGCTGGAGGATTAGGGGCAGCACTAGCGGCACTCGCAACAGGTCCTGTAGGTATCACAGTTGCTGCCCTTGCGGGATTAACAGCCGGAGGGATCGCTCTATATAAAAATTGGGATACTTTGACGGAGAAAGGAAATGGGTTAGGGCAATTATTAATCGGTTTATCAGGGCCGATAGGCATGATAGTTGCATCAATTAAAGGCGTTGAATATGCCATGAGTGATGCGTTGCCAGAAATAGAATTGTTTGGAGAAGGCATATCCGAAGAAACGGCCAAGGCCGTCGGTGCTTTTCTTGAGTTAAACGAAAAAGCTACAGCTGCTTTAAACGAGTTGGTTTGGAGCGGGCAAGAAGTGACAACAGAAATGAGAGACAGCATCTCATCTAACTTTGAACAAATGGGAGCTCAAATTACCGGGAGCTTAAATGAGAAAAAAGATGAGGCTGTAAGCATCATGCAAAATCTTTTTGCTGAGTCTACACAAATTGTGGAGGAAGAACAACAAACTATCATCCAAAGTGTCCAGGATGGCTATGATGAGCAAGTTGCGAGAGTCGAAGAGGGGAACGCCAAAGTCCAGGGAATTATGGCAAGAGCATCCGAAGAAAAACGGTCGCTCACTCAATGGGAAAAAGGCGAAATCAACCGTATACAACAGGAGATGGTTGATACCGGGATACAAGTTTTAACCAAAAATGCCGAGGAACAGCAGCTTATCTTGGGACGTATGGAGCAGCAAGCAGGAGAAATCACTGCTAGGCAAGCTGCTGAAGTAGTTAAAAATGCAGCAGATCAAAAAGATAAAGTTGTTCAAGAGGCGCAGGATCAATATACACTAACGGTCGCTGAGATCGAAAGGCAACGAGATCAACTTGGGGCAATTACTAAAGAACAGGCTGACAAGCTAATAGAAGAAGCTCAACGTCAGCGTGATGAGAGTATTAATTTTGCTGAGGAAATGCATGGGAAAATAGTTACCGAGGCCCAGAAACAAGCGCAAGAGCATGTCAATCACGTAGACTGGGAAACCGGAGAAATCCTGTCAAAGTGGGAAGTCTTTAAAAATGACATGGGGCAAAAATGGAGAGAAATGCTTGCGAATGGCCGGGAGAATTGGACACAGCTTGGTAGCGATATTAGAAGTCGAGCCGAGCAAATAGCTTCTGACACCACTCAAAAAATTGAGGGAATGAAAAATAGCATCACCGCGAAATTTAGTGAAAAAGTGACGGCGATCCGCGGGAAAATGGATGAAGCGAAGTTGGCAATTTCGACGAAATGGAATGAGGCCGAAGCTTTTTTGCGATCAATTAACCTCATGGAAATCGGTCAAAATATCATCCAAGGCTTAGTGAATGGAATCACTCAAAAAGTCGAAGACGTAAAAACCGCTGTTAAAAATATTGCCACAACGGTTACTGGTGGCATTAAGAGTGCATTAGACATTCGTTCACCGTCCCGTGTTACAGACAAACTTGGACAGGATACCGGGAAAGGCTATGCCCAAGGGATCACGAAAACAACATCGGATGTTAAAAAGGCTGCGGATAAACTAGCCGACAATGCATGGCAGCCGATTACAAATGCAACCACTCGCGCCATTACCTCAATCATGCAGGATGCTGCTAAAGCTGGCAAGGCTGCAAAAGACGGAGCTGCCCGGGTAAAGGCAGAGTTTGATGAAGCCATGAAGTCATCAGCCAGCCGTTATGAGCTTGGTCAAATTAGCACAGAGCAATATGTCGCTGCGTTAAAGGCAATCGAGTTTGAGTTTGCTAAGACGGCCGAGCAGCGGCGGAAAATTGCCAAAACCCTAAAGGATACCGAGGAGAAATACATCAAAGAAACCTTTGATACTTCTATGAAATTCATTGAGCGACGCAAGTATTTTAATCAAATGACGCTCGAGCAAGAATTAACATCTTACGAGAGGATGATCGAACGCTACAAGGCGGGTAGCGAGGAATATGAGAAGCTGGAACGTGAAATTTATCGCGTGAAAAAGGCTTTGGAAGAAGAAAAACAAAAACTTGAGAAGGAAGCTTTTGATAAATCAAAGGCGTGGATCGATGAGCGTAAATACTACAATCAACTGTCGTTAGCCGAGGAACTGGCCGCTTGGCAGCGGGTTCATGACACGCATATCAATAACATCGAACTTCGCAAGCAAGCCGAGAGAGAAATGTACCGGGTGCGACAAGAAATTGCTGAAAGAATTAAGCGAATTGATCAGGATTATTACAACAGAAGACAAGAAATTAACAATCGTTTAATCAGCGAAGAGAAACGCCTGCGTGATGAATATCAAAAGACCTTAGATGCCCGAACAAAGTCTCTTGTGAGCTTTGCGGGTCTTTTTGATGAGGTTACACAGAAGGAAGAAGTGAGCGGCCAGCAACTGATTGAAAACCTTCGCGGTCAAGTCACGACGTTTGAAAACTGGTCACGCAACATTGCCAGCTTAGCAAAGCGCGGTATTGATAAGGGACTGCTTGCAGAACTACGAGAAATGGGGCCAAAAGCGGCGGCTGAGATTGCTGCTTTAAACGGGCTGACCGACGCCGAACTTTCTGAGTACAGCAACTTGTTTAAGCAGAAAAACCAACTGGCGCAGCAGCAGGCCGAGAGCGAATTGGAAAAATTAAAGAACACGACCGACAGGCAGATTAAGCAGCTTAAAGAAAATACAAAGTTGGAACTCGACGAATTGCGCCTCGAATGGTCGCGGCAAGTTAATCAGATCCGCGAAGGAACAACAGGTGAGTTTATTGGCATGGCCGAGGAAATGCCGGACGTCGGTAAGTCTGCGATGGAAGGTCTTAAGGACGGCATGATTGAGATGCAGGAGGATTTAATCGCAACCGCTAAGAGCATTGCCGACAAGATCAGCCAGACCTTCAAAGATGCCTTTAATGTCGCGGCTCCCGCGCCACCTCCAATGCCAAGTCGCGGAGGGGGAAGTGGCAGTAGCCTCTCTGATGCTGCTAAAAAGATTGGTGATGCTGTCAGTAAAGTTGGTGGGGGATTGGTGCCGAGCATACCAAAGGGTATTGTAGGAGCTATCACTGGAGCAGTACGATCATCCTCATCTGGATCAGCTTCATCCTCCAGCAGCGTGACAAACAACATCACCATTAACGCTAACAGTGACCGGTCAAGCCCGTCAGAGATTGCCCGTCAGGTCACTAATGCATCTAAGCGTATGGCGATGGGGTGATAAAGTGAAAAAATTAACCTTAAAAGGTCATTTAGGATCGGTAGAGCTTGGTAATACCGGTCCTTTTATTTTGGTCGAATTAGACGGGGAGAGTGCGACGCCTAATGAGGTCCAGCTGCAAAAGGCTCCCTATCAAGCCGGCGCCACAAAGGTAGGCATGGTATACGAGCCGAGATACCTCACTATTGAGGGGGCGATTGTTAGCCAAAACAAACAGGAGATTGCGAGGTTAAGGCGTGAGCTGCAACGCGCACTGGTGGCTGATTATGACATTGAACTAACCTATGATCATCACGGCGGCACTAATCAAATCGTTGCCAGTGTGGAGTCAGCGCCTTATTTCCCCCCGAAACGCGAGGGAGTTTTTCAGCATTTCATGGTCAATCTTGTTTGCCCGGAACCTTTTTGGCTCGATCCGTATGTCAGCGGAGAACAAATGGCTTACCTCATGGGCGGTCTTAAATTTCCGCTTGTGCTGCCGACGCAGTTTGCACACAGAGGCTATCAGCGAGTCTTTGAAAATGTGGGAGATGTTCCGACGCCGGTCGAGATTGAGTTTAAAGGGCCAGCAATTAATCCAACTGTCTCTAATCTGACGACCGGCGAGTATATGGCCGTCGGGCGAGAACTTGGGGAACATGACATCCTGTATGTCGATACGACATTCGGGAAGAAGCGTGTTGAGATAAGGAGAGCAGACGGGACAGTAGAAAACGCAATGCACTATATTACTGATCTTAACGTCGCCTTTTTCCAGCTGGAATTAGGTGAAAATTTACTAGAGTATTCCAGCAACAACGACAGCACGCTCACTCGTGTAAGGGTGAGCTACAGAAACCGATATTGCGGCATTTAGGAGGGGTTCCTTTGTCCAAAGTTTATAAACGACATTGCGATAGATGCGGGAATTATTACGAGGGCTCGGGTCGTAAGTACTGTTCTACAAAATGCTATGGTAAAGGTAAGCCTACAGAAACCTTCGAGGAAGCTAAAGAAAGGTTCTTGTCAAAAGTTCCAAAAGGCGTAAGTAAAGAAGAATGTTGGAACTGGCAAGCTGGAAAAAGTCAGGGGTATGGGACGATGACGTATCAAGGTAAGACTCAATACGCTCATCGTTTGTCATACTCTTTTTTTAAAGGCAAGGTACCTTCAGATTTGGATGTATGTCACTCATGTGACAACCCTGTATGTGTAAATCCGAATCATTTATTTCTAGGTACTCACCAAGATAATATGAAGGATCGCGACAGAAAAGGAAGGAATAGATGGACCAAACAGAGGAGAAAAATCATGTTCGCTAAAGGATATTTCCATACGGCGAAATTGCGAGCGGATGACGTAATTAACATTAGGAGGGAAAGAGAAAAGTGGGGAACCAGTTACAGTGATTTAGCTCAAAAATATAACACGACTGTAAGTAACATTCAACATATCATCAACAGAGAAACGTGGAAGCACATTTAAGGGAGGGAGATAGAATGCCAGAATTTAGTTTGCCGTTTGACAGCATCGCATCAGATTTACGAGAGTACCCGGCAGAGCAGTTTGTGCAATACCTTAAGCCTTTGATCAATACCGGCATCCTCACCGATCCCGATACGCTCAAGGTGGAGGCAAGAGAGGGCATGACGGTGCAAGTACAGACCGGCTACGCATGGATCGAGGGCTATGTCTACAGCCTGTATGACGTGCCTCTGCCCATCACATTGGCGGGGGCTCACAACACGCTTGATCGTATTGACCGCATTGTGCTAAGGCTCGATTTGTCGCTGTCAGCGCGGTCAATTGAGGTGAGAGTGCTGCAAGGGGAGCCTGCTGCTAATCTTGTACCTCCAGCTCTGACACGGGAGGGCAACATTTACGAGCTATCGCTGGCTCAGGTCCGGGTGACAGCTGGACAGAGCTTTATCAATGCAGCGGACATTACGGATGAGCGCGGGGATAAAGAATTATGTCCGGTGGTGTCCTCTAACATTCTGCCGAGCATTAATGATGCGCTGCAGGTCGTGATTGACCGTGTGGACGCTTTGACAAGTCGCATTGATAATTTAAAAGTGGAAGGCAATACACCTAGCCTTACGGATTTTCCATTTCCGAATTATAATGCTTCTTCCGTTGTTTATATAGATAATCGCTACACACGTGATGTTACTACTATTTCAAGTTCATTTGAACGTACACAGTGGACATGCTCTGATTCTGATGAAAACAATGTCTATATAGGCGATAGTAAGGGATACGTAAGGGCGTTTCGTAAGAGTGATTTCTCATTAATTTGGGAAACAATACCTTACACAGCAGGGAATCCGTATATTCAAGACATCATGGTCACGCATAATAGTGTGTATGTAATTTCCGTTAATACGTCTGCTTGGACTTTCCGTATCTATAGACGTAATCTTGTGAATGGTGGTCATATGAACTCTTCCACAATTGATGCAGCAACACCGAAATGGTGCTTAGGTTTGGATGCGAACGGGAATGTGTACGTTTCTAATGGCTCTAATTCCATTAGGGCGTTTAGTAATACCCTAAATTTGCTATGGTCTGCTACATTTGACACGAGTGCTAGTTATCAGGTTTATGCTATTAGTCGTTTTAAGCCAGGCAATTCAAATAATCACATCTATTTCACCACATGCACTGATTCTACAACGAGCGGACCTAACCGATTTTATAAATTTAATATTTCTGACCAAAGTGTGGTTTGGAGAGCAGATAACGTATTTGGAAGCAATGCGTCCAGTGGAGCAGGAACGTCAATAGAGGTTATTGGTAGTACAGGATCATCTGCTAGGATTGTCGCAACGGCAAATGGAAGACCATACAACCATAACGGAGAGCACACAAACAAATATGGGTGGCTTACGCAGACGGGTTCCCCGAATTTAAACGGGGTTGTTCTTAGAGAAAGTGACGGGGCGATTGTTTTTACTATGCCTGGCGGCCTAGACTATCAACTTAGCCTTGTAGGAGACATTTACTATCACACTAATATGGCCAGCGATTTTCTACGGGCTAACCGTAATGCTACCGGGTATAACAATAGCTCTCTTAATTACTTTTACCAAAGATCACAATCAACTTGGGGAACTATGGCAAATTCCAGGGCACGTCTTTTACGAGGGTACTTTGATTCAGATGGGCACTACTATCAACTAGCATCCGGTTACTTTATTGAAAAGTTCTTTGAGGTTCCAATGAGTTACAATTTAACATAAGGAGGAAGTCAAATGGTCTTTGTGGTTATCGGTCAGAATCAGGAAATTGTTAGAACGCATTATTTTCCTGATGAACTGACCGAGGAGGAAAAGGAAGGCGGGTACCTTGTGAATCAAGAGGATCTGCTTCCCTCCAAGGATGGATATTCAGTTTGTTACAATCCTGAAACAGAAGAATTTTATTACCGGGAAGAGGTTATCGAACCGGAAGAGCCGGAGCCGCTCGATCCGATCGAAGAACTGGAGCTTAATCTCTATGAAGCCCTCGCCGAAGTTTACGAGGGGCAGATCACCGCCCAGCTCGACGCCTATGAGGCTACGGCTGCTGTGTACGAAGAGCAGGTAATCGGTCAATTGAACACTTATGAGGCTATTGCTGAAATGTACGAATTAATCTTTGCAGGAGGTGAGGCAAATGTCTAAGGCTAAAATTATCGAGGCTTATAAAGCGCTGGTACAGGCTGGCCGGCGGTCATTGGAGGACGGCACCGACGTTCTAGCAGTCCCGGTTAACATAAGAGAGGACGTAAGGAAGGCAATCGAAAATGAATAGGTTACGCAGTTGGCGGCAGCGGATCACGTTGGCGTTTTTAATTTTATTTAAGGGAGATGATCGTATGTTGGTAACGGTATATGTGACATTGGTGATTGCAGGCAGACGGACATTTGAGGCGGTGCCGGCTAACCTTAAGCCGGGAGTAGAAGCAGAGCTTGAAGCTCTTGGATTAGGGGAGGATGGGAAACCGTTGGAAGGGTGAAAGGAAGGCCACTATTGGTCTTCCTTTTTGATGAAGTTGTTTGTGATTAGGGAGAACTTTGGAGTCCTTTGATTGGCTATTTCTTGGCGAAGCAGTTCGATTTGTTCTTCAATGTCTTTGTCAGTTGTTTGGCTTTGTATTTTAGACTCTATTACTTTCAGCTGTTCGGATATGGCATTTAGGGATTTTTTGTTATCTTCAGTATCCTTCGAATTAAAAAGATTAAGTACAACAGAAAATGACATAGAGATCAAAGCAATGGATAACCCGGCATAACTAAGTTCTAATCCTTTATCTAAATAGCCGAATGCTGCTACTATAGCCATTAATACTCCTGTACCAAGAAATAAAAGACACATGATTATTTGATACCAACGGGAAAAGCGTGAATGTATCATTTTAAGAACCCCCAATCATTTTAATAATTATATCGGTCAATTAGAACTATTACTAAAGTTAGGTGGTGACCCATGAAACCAATCCGCATCATCGACGACCAATTTAACTTGCTTGGAGAGATCGACGCTTACGAGAGCTTCATGTTGACGCGCCGCTGGCACAAGGCAGGCGAGTTTCAGTTTGTAGTCAACAGATACGCCAATAACGCTCAGCATCTTCATGAGGGCGCGCTGCTTGTGCCTGGCAACGATACCCACAAAGCAGTTGTCATTGAGCATATGGAAGTTGAGTTAACGGAGTCGGGTAAAGCGTCGGAAAACTGGACGATAAGAGGCTCTACACTTGAAGGCATCTTGAGAAGATTACCGGCCATCCCACCAGAAGGAGCTGCCACTGAATCAACAAACGGACCAGCAGAGACGCACATGCGTAAGCTGGTCCTTACTAATGTCATCAATCCGGCTGATGCAAAGCGTGCCATATCACAAGTGGGGCTTGCTGCTGTAGATCAAGAGCGAGGCAATAATGACCTGTGGGAGACGCGCTGGAAACAGCTTGACGAGGAGCTGGAGCGCATCTCCCTGCTGACCGGCTTAGGGTGGTTTGTTACGCTCGATTATGACCAAAAGAAATGGCTATTTGATGTGAAAGAAGGAAGCAATCTCACGACCAGTCAGTCCGATTTGCCGCCGGTCATATTGTCACCTGATTTTGACGCTGTTCAATCTCAAAGATTTGTCGATAGCGTACTTGACTATAAAAACATTGCGTATGTCGCAGGGCAGGGCGAAGGAGTTGACCGGCTTATCGTGCAAGTTGGAGACGTGGACGCTGAGGGCTTAGATCGATATGAGATGTTTGTAGACGCTCGGGACATCGGAAACGGTGATGCAGAGCCGACAGAGGATGAGGATGGCAATGTGGTCTATCCAGATGGCTGGCTGACGGAAGAGGAAATTCTCGACCTCTTGAGGCAGAGGGGCGAAGAGAGGCTTGCCGAGCGGCAGAGAATCAGAACCTTCGAGGGCACGATCCTCGACAGTTGTCCGTTTGTGTACGAACGAGATTGGGATTTAGGGGATATTGTGACCATCCAGAATAGGGAGTGGGGCGTCACTATGGACGAGCGTATCACAGAGGTGGTTGAGACTTACGAGCGGTCAGGCTTTAGGTTGGATGCTGTGTTTGGTAAGGATTCGCCGACGGTGATGGATAAAGTGCGACAGGGATATAGGGATGCTACTGTAACAAGCCGGGGTTAATCGCCAGTGAAAGACAAATAAGAATGACACCTGAACAGGTGTATTTTTCAGGCTTGAAACTCATACTGTTTGTAAAGAGGTGATGTATGTGTGCTTTCACGGAACTTATGAATTCGTCGAAGTGATCAATCCCAACCAACAAAGTAAACGAGTGAAGATAGATGCCTGCATATCTGATGAAATACGTTCGTTGAATGATCAAGGTATTGTTACTTTGGGGTCATGTTGCGGACATGGAAATGCTGGCCAAGTTGAGGACTGGGAAAATGCTTTTGGTAAATGGAAAAGTTGTGGAAACCCACCTTTAGCATTAATTGATGAAGTATCAGTTAAATTAGCCGCAAATCTTGGATATAGGCCTTTTCCATATATGTATGCGGACGGTATTTCAAACGGGGTATGGCAAATGTATTTAAAGACTGGGTGTATTACAAAAGACGATTGCCAAAAGTGGCATGACAAGGAAGGGCAGAAGCCCTTATCCTTATCCGGTATCTTGTGAACGATAACACCAATAGCATCCATTGTATCCACTGCGAATCAGTTGAGCGATCTTCCAGTCATCGTTTATATCCTCACGGTGACTGGGAAGAATTTCATGGATTCTGCAATTTCCGGTAGTGTAGGCTGTTCGATGTATTTCTTTGGTGTTATGGTTAACAATGTATTTTGCCAAGGGAATCACCTCCTTTATTCTTGTGTTTTCGACACATAGGAGGAATTACCCTTCTTTTTTACTGATAAAGGGAATCTTAAGCGCGACAAACACCACTCGCTGAGTAGGTGTATTTTTTATGTAGTAAGGTGGGGGCACCAACCTCCAATACAGAGATAAGGGGAGGGAGTAAGCTTGGAGGAGGAAAAAGACATGCGAGAGGTGGTTCAGGATCATGAGAATCGTATCCAGTCACTCGAAATCTATAGGCAGGAGCAGGAGCTGGCAAACAGTGAGCTGAAACTTCAGCTGGCTGAGACTGAAAAAACCGTCCTCAAAGAGAGTGGAAAACAGCAAGAGCTTTCCCAGCAACTTTTGAATCATGTCCTGAAAAATGACGTATACGCCCGAGAGCATCGACGCTATACTCATCAACAAATTTGGAAACTGTTAGGCTTGCTTGTTGGGAGTGGAGGACTGATTTATTTGCTAGTTGACAGCTTTATTAACAGATAGCTGCATCTAAAAAGGTGCGGCTTATTTAATTATAAGGAGTTGGTAAAGATGGAACCTGTTTTACTATTTGCGACTGTCATATCGCCAATTATTTTAGCGTTAGTGGAGCTGCTTAAGCGATCAGTGTCTTTGTCTAAAAACATCGTTCCCCTCGTCTCGCTCATCATCGGCCTGATCGTCGGGGCTGCGTCATACCCGTTTACAGAGCTGGAGCTTATCTTGCGGTTATGGGCCGGCGCGCTGGCTGCTTTGGCGGCGACTGGATTGTTTGAGTTGGGCAATGAGCGTGAGGGCAGAACAAAGGCAAAGGAGGATTGAAATGGAACTAATAACGGAATGCGTATGTTGCGGAGCCGCGATCAATTGGGACGTAGCGTTATTTGAGGAAGGCGACCATGGGGAGCCAGTATGCCCGGAATGCGAGGAGTGTGAAACGAATGACTAAAAAAGTTTTTCTCGATCCTGGTCACGGAGGCCAGGATCCAGGAGCGGTGGCAAACGGACTGCAAGAAAAAGACATCGTATTACAGATCGCAAGGCGTACACGGGACATTTTATTAAATGAGTACAGTGGTGTCCAAGTGCGCCTGAGTCGCGAAAACGACGTCTTTATTGCATTGTCCGAACGTGCCCGACTTGCTAACAGCTGGGGAGCGGATTATTTTAGCAGCGTGCATGTTAACGCCGGAGGCGGCACAGGTTTTGAATCTTACAGGTTTAACGGAACCACGAGCCAAGCCACTGTTGCCAATCAGAACGTATTGCATAACGAGATTATTAGAGCGGTCAAAGTAGTAGACCGTGGAAAAAAAGCGAAAAATTTCGTTGTCTTACGAGAGACGAACATGCCCGCGGTACTGTTAGAGTTTTTGTTTATTGATAACAGCGCAGACGCGGCCCTGCTACGAAAGCCAGCATTTTTAGAGCTGTGTGCGCGAAGTCATGCGGAGGGCCTTGCAAACATTTTCGGGTTACAACGTAAAGGAGGGGGTAATGTTAGTGGGAACAAGCCCAGCAGCTGGGCAGAAGCAAGCTGGAAAAAGGCGCTGCTTAAAGGTGTGATGAATGAGGGACAAGGGCCAAAGGAGCCGCTCACACGCGAGCAGCTGGCTGTAATCTTTGACCGGATCGGGATGTTAGAATAATAAATAAAAGAAGTTGCATAAAATTATTAATAAGTGTACAAGAAACAAAGCACTGATATTGCGGTGCTTTGTTTCATTCATTTTATATCTGTGAAATAAACATCTCCTCCATACAGAACATAACTATCATAGATCTTTTCATCCTGCTTCTTCCACCAATTATGTCGAATCGAATTGTTGTTAGGACACGATTTTTTAAATTCGTTGAATACGATTTCAGTCATAAGAATTGGTGGAACTTGTAGTTTTAAAGGGACTTCAATAACTTTTGAACTAGGAAAAGCACTAATTTTATTAGAATAAAACCAATACACATTATTATTTTTTAGTTGAATCATATTATAATTCATTATATAACCTTCCGAAAAAAATTCTTCAAAAGTAATATCATAATATCTATTTTCAGAAAAACGTTTATCAATTATATAGAAATATCCTTGTTGGACTTCTTTCTTTACTTCAACCTCTTTATTCGCAAGATCCGTTAGTTTACTTGCCACATTTGCGGGTCGCCCTAACCAAACTAGTGATTTGTATGGTGCGTTCTCATCACCGTTTTTTATAATTCCACCTTTTGATACCAACATTCTTCCATAGTCGATGCCTATACCACAAGTTATTTCGTTGTGTGTGAAGTGTTTATTTAAAATATATTTTGCAATAGAATTCAATAAAATTGCAGTATTCACAGCGTTTTTAAAACAATTTTCCACATCAAATATCACCATTATACGATCACCAATAATATTACGCACTTTACCACTATAATATTGAGCCGCTTTCACCATTGAACGCATAAAGGCACCATAAAGTTTTGTTAATGTGTTGGGCTTGTGTTTTAAATTGAGATCTGTCGATTTTCGAATATCAATATATAACACACATGTCTGTATTTTCTTAGCCTTCACTTCTTTTTTATCAAGGTTAGGATAAGTAATTCCAGTATCGTTTATTGTTGGTACTTGTTCAGTATCTGTAATCGTTACTTCAAAATCGGAACTTAGAATTATTTTTATGTCGTTTTCTAATTCTTCTTTAAGTTCTTTTAATCCCATCCCCAATTACCCCTTTGTGATATAATAGTTTCTAAAAATGGAGCAAATAATGGACACTGAAAAATTATTAATACAATTAAATAAAAATGATCAATGGATTCAAAATGTAGATACCAAGATATCTATATTATTAACTTTTCTCGGTGTATTTAGTGGATTTATCCTAGCGCTAGAAGATATTGAAAAGCTATTTGATTTTAACTCTGATGACTATCTCTGGATTCTTACATTGTTTTTTTTGCTGACAGCATTTTTTGTTATACTTAGCATTCGATATTCGCTGAAGGGAATGAAGGCTACCTTAAAAAACAAGAATCCAGGTCTTTGGTTTTTTGGGGATGTGGCTAAATATCAGCACTCATCGTATTTTGCAAGAAAAAAACTAAACCAAACTGACGAGCAGTTCGATGAAGAATTATTAATCCAAATATATAACACAGCTAAGATAGCTAATGAAAAATTTATATTGTACAACAGATCATTATATTGGACAAAATATGCAGTATTGTCTTATATTTTATATCATGTGTTTAGTATCTTTATCTAA